ACGCGGTAAGTAATGGCGTACCTCATCAGCAACATCCCGTACTTTAAGTGCTGGGTGAGGCGTGAGTTCACGCACATGCATCAGAAGTATCATGGAGAGTACCTACATGCTATGGCAATTGCGGTCAACTCCATGCCGGATCGATCATTAAGCTTTCAGCTGGTTTTTACAGGCTGTGAAAGTGATGCGGAAGGGACGGAAAACGTCCATGGCGGGGCGATGTGGGCCAGGATGCCGATTACGGCTTTGGTTGGTGACATCGCCCTTGAGGAATGGCCCGAGCGCATGCCAACGCATTTGGCGCAGCCTTGGGACTGTCCTTCGCATCATCACACGGTCATTAAGTTTGCAAGGACCTCGCCGAGCCCCTGGATGTGCAAGATTGCGGGGGAGTTTTATACCGGAAGGTACCTGTTTACGGTAGACTATGCGGAAAGCGAAGTGGCGGATTGTCCGTCGCAGCACAAACAAAGCCATGTGCTGATATTGACGGATGCCGGGAAGTGGACAGGCAACATTGTGGCTTTGCCGAACAATCGCGTTCGAGTGACGAGCCCTGCATATTGGGAGACCGGCAACGGTGCACCTGATTTCAGGCCGAGCCAATGGATTCATTGCGCTGAGCAGGATGACAGCTACATGGATCCGACCGTTACTTTTGACAATTTATACAACGAATGACGACTTCTGGCACGACCACCTTTGACCTCAACATCGACGACATTGTCGAGGAGGCGTTTGAACGCTGTGGAATGCGGGTAACCTCGGGTTATCAGCTTAATTCTGCACGTCGTTCGTTGAACCTGGTCTTCTTGGATTGGGCCAACCGCGGCCTAAACCTTTGGACAATCGAGCAGCAGACGTATTCCTTGACCCAAGGAACGGCTGATATCACGCTTGATGCAGACACGGTAAACGTGCTTTCTGCGGTCATTCGAGACACATCTCAGGGCCAGCAGACGGACATTACGATCGACCGGATCAGCCGGGAAGAGTACTTAAACATCCCCGACAAGACCACCCAGGCGCGTCCTGCTCAGTATTACGTGCAACGGGCGAATACATTCAAGGTATTTTTGTACCCAGCTGCTGACCAGAACTACACTTTTGTTTATTACCGGATTCGACGAATTCAAGATGCTGGGGCGTACACTAACACGGCCGACGTGAACTTCCGGTTCTTGCCCTGTTTGGTGTCGGGTCTGGCTTATTACCTCGCTCTGAAGTTCGCGCCTGAGCGCGTGACGGCCTTAAAGGGGTTTTATGAAGAGGACTTCCAACGGGCTGCATTAGAGGATCGGGACACGGCAAGCGTGTCGTTTGTGCCTGATTTCGGAGAATGACGTGGCTTATGCAACCGGTAAGTTCTCCTTTGGTCTTTGCGATTACTGCGGTCAGCGCTATCCGTTCCAGGTTTTAAAGAAAAACTGGCGCGGTTTTAAGGTTTGTCCTGAGGATTACGAGCCAAAAGAGCCCCAGCTTGAGCCTCTCAAGTACCGTGGCGATGCGATTGCGCTTTTGGAGCCTCGTCCGGACCGCATTGAGCCTGTTTCAGTCTTTGTTGGTGCCCCTGGGTTTTCGGCTTTTCAGAGCCTTGGGACGGCCAATAACACGATTAATATGCAACCTGAGCCCATTTCCAAGGCTGTTGTGGGCGTCGGCCAGGTTGGTTCTGTGACGGTGACAACGACATGACCTACGACGAGCTTGTAACCAACATCCGTAATTACACCGAGGTGGACAGCAATGTCTTCTCGAACTCTGTCATCAACACCTTCATTACGATGGCAGAAAATCGTATCTTACGCGACATCGATCTGGACGTCTTCAAGCTTGAGGTTACGGCCAACATGACAACTGGTAACAAGTTCTTGTCAGCCCCCAGCGACATCCTGACGCACCGGTATTTGATGATTACATCGGGTGATGACCAGATCTTCCTGGACTTCCGGGACACGTCTTTCATGAAGGAATACTGGGCAGATGGCTCTGCAACGGGTGTCCCTAAGTATTACTCGGTGTGGGATCAAAACACGTTTTACGTGGCGCCCACGCCTAACGCAGACTTTGCTGTCGAGCTGGGGTACATCTACCGCCCGGTCCAGCTTTCTGCTTCCAATACAACGACATGGATAAGCACAAATGCACCTGAAGCACTACTTTATGCATGCTTAATTCAGGCGTATAGTTATACAAAAGGTCCTTTGGAAATGCTGCAGTACTTTGAAAATAGCTACAAGCAAGCGATCCAAGGCCTTGGAATTGAACAACAGGGTCGTCGCCGTCGTGATGAGTACCGTGATGGCATGATTCGCATACCGATTAAATCCGACTCTCCGGGGCCGTGATGACTGAAGGATCTGTTTTGTTAGGTGGTATTCAGGTGTTGACCACGGAAGGTCGTGGTTTCAGCCCTGAGGAGCTTACAGAACGTGCTCTGGACAAGTTGATTTATATCGGCAATGAATCGCACCCTGCCATACGGGAACAGGCATTGGCTTATCGTCAACGCATGAAGGCGGTGATTCTGTTCTATCTCAATGAAGCAGTAGCACAGGATCGCCTCACGTTAGCCAGTCGGTTGCGCGAAGCGGGGCACCCTGACCTTGTAAAACTATTGGAGAATTAGCGATGGCATTCACCGGAAATTTCATGTGCACATCCTTTAAGCAGCAACTGCTAGAGGCTGTTCACGATTTTAGGCTTACGGGTGGCGATACTTTTAAGCTCGCCTTATATGACAACAACGCTGCCTTTACGGCGGCCACAACCGCTTACACGGCTTCTGACGAAGTGGGTGATTCGGGAAGCTACGCTGCAGGCGGCGGTAGCTTAACCCGTATTGACCCGACAACGTCGGGAACGACGGCTTTTACAGACTTTGCTGATTTGAGCTTTACTTCGGCAACGATTACGGCTTATGGCGCATTGATTTACAACAGCACCCCCACGCACACGTACACGAACCCTTCGGTTTGTGTCTTGGATTTTAGTGGTGCTAAGACGTCGACGAATGGCACGTTTACGATTATCTTCCCGACGGACAATTCAACGTCGGCGATCATCAGGATCGCTTAGGGCTGAAATGTGGCCGACACGACCGTCGCTTATGAAGGCTGGAACGCATCAGGTGTTGCCTGGGGTGATCAAGGCTGGGGCGAAGGCGTCACCACGTTGCCTGGAGCAACGGGTGAGGTCGGTTCGGTCACGGTTGAAGCAAATGCCGATGTTGACGTTACAGGCCTTGAAGCAACCGGTGATGTCGGTACAGTCACCGTTACCTGCGATGCAAATGTCAATGCTGTCGGTGTTGAGGCTACGGGAGAAGTTGGCGATGTGGCCGTCACAGGCGATGCCAATGTTGACACAACCGGCCTTGAGGCTACGGGCGAAGTTGGCACAGTCACGGTTACTGCAGGTTCTGATGTCAATGTGGACGGGGTGGAAGGCACCGGCCAGGTTGGCGCCGTTAACGTTACTGCAGGGTCTAATGTCGATGTTACGGGCCTGGAGGCCACAGGCGCTGTTGGCACGGTTACGGTCACAGCATCGAACGTCATTGCGGTCACAGGGGTCCAAGGGACGGGTCAAGTTGGCAAGGTTACACCGGCTGCAAATGCAGACGTTAATGTCACAGGTGTTTCTTGTGAAGGACAGGTTGGAAAAGCGTTTGTCTGGAGCCTTGTTCCAGATAACCAGGATGCAAATTGGCAGCAAGTGGACGACGCACAAGCGACCACTTGGGTTACAGTTAATGATGGGAACACGGTAGTCTGGGTGGAAGTCCAGACTTAAGGAGCGTTAGATGGCAAGTTCGTTTTCAAACCTAAAAATTGAGCTTATTGCTACCGGTGAGCAGTCGGGAACCTGGGGCACGACGACCAATAATAACCTGGGAAGCAGCAGCGCGGGTTCAAGGGGTCTTGAGCAGGCCATTGTTGGCATGGCAACGCTTGTCACGGGCGATTTTACGGCCAACTCGTATACCCTTGGATACACAGATTCCAACGATGCGCAGGATTTCCGTGCACTTGTGCTCAATATTACGGCTACTTTAAGTGCTGCGGGTGAGGTTATTGTCCCGGCGATCGAGAAGCCTTACTTAGTCTTTAACAACTCTGTCGGTGGATTTGATGTCACGGTCAAGGTGTCTGGGCAGACCGGTATTACGATCCCCAACGGCCAAAAAGCTTTTGTTTACAACGACGGCACGGATGTTGGTGATGCAATCAACTGGCTGTCTTCGCTTGAGCTTGGTGGTGATCTAAGGCTCACGAGTGGTGCGGCGATTGACGATGCGAACGGCAATGAGCTGATTAAATTCCCTTCGACGGTGGCTTCGGCTGTTAACGCGCCTACGATCGCAAACGCTGCGACGGCCAATTCCCCAACAATTTCGGCCACCAGCGACGATACGAACATCGACATCACCCTGACGCCCAAGGGTACCGGTGCTGTCAAAACTGACAATTTAAGCCTAAATGGCAACACCTTAGCTGTTACAAACACAGACGGGGATCTTACGCTTACGCCAAATGGTACGGGCGGCTTGATCGTCTCTGGTACCAACTCTGTCACAGTTCCTAATGGCACAACAGCTGAACGGGATGGAACGCCTGCTTCGGGCATGTTACGGTTTAACAGCGACAGCAGTGAGTTTGAAGGCTACAACGGCACAGCTTGGGCCTCGGTCGGTGGTTCGGCAATCTCGAATGACACTTCGACTGCCTCGGATCTGTATCCGATTTATGTGGATGCTACGACTGGAACGGCTGCGAATGTTTACACCAGCAACGCCCAGTACCTGTTTAAACCCAGCACGGGTGAGTTAAAGGTCAAGGCTCCTGTGGCCCAGAACGGTATTGTGGTTAATGCTGACACGATGACATCAAACTACACGATTGACAGTGGTACAAATGGTTTATCGGTTGGGCCGTTCACGATTGACTCGGGCGTGACTTTGACGATTGCCGCTGGGCAACGGCACTTAATTCTGTAAGGGGTAGAAGATGACTTTGATATTAAGCGGCACGAACGGTGTATCGGATATTGACGGGGATGCCTCGACACCAGCCCTTCGTGGTACGGATGCGAACAGTGGTGTGTTCTTTGGCTCTGATGTTGTCGGTGTGTCTACGGATGGTACGGAGCGTATGCGTGTCACCTCCGCAGGCGAGGTGCTTGTGGGTGGGTCTACGGCGATTGGTAGTGCAGATGGACACCTGACTATTCAGGATACCAATCTTGCTGGAAACTTAAATTTCTTTAGAAACGACACAAGTGTAGTTAATGGAAACCCGTTTGGGATTATTAGCTTTTATGGTAATGACACCACCTCGAATACGCCAACTCGGTTCGCTTATATTGATGTAAGAGCAACTGGTGATCACTCCGCAGGTGATAACCCAACAAACATAAGTTTCGGTACTACTGCTGATGGCTCTGATACCGTTGCCGAGCGTATGCAGATCAGCCCCTCAGGAGAAGTGCTTGTTGGTGGGACTACGAGTCTTGTTTCTGGAAATGGAAGATTGTCAATACAAACCTCTGGAAACGATAACCCTGTATTAAATTTTTATAGAGATGACACTGCTGTTGTTAGCGGAAACTCTTTAGGTGTAATTCGATTCTGGGGTAATGATACAACTTCTAACACACCAACAAATCTTGCTTATATTTCGGCAGTAGCATCCGGCACTCACGCCGCAGGTGACAACCCAACAGACTTAGTGTTTGGCTGTACCAATGACGGGTCGGAAACGGTAGCGGAGTTTGCGAGGTTGGCGCAAGAAGGAACAGCGGGACGAGCATTTAGATTGTCTCAAAGTACTCTGGTAAATGGTCAATCAGTAGAATTTATAGCTTCTAGCGGAACTGCTGGAACAATAAATAGATTTGCACAACTTGGTCTCTATAAACACGCTTCAATTACAAATTCGGCTGCATACCTAGGTTTGTTTGCTGAAGATGGGGCAGTAAATTATCTCTGGGCTGACAACTCAGATGTTCTTCGTATTTCCACAGTCAGTACAAACATCGGCACAACAGGTGGAACAGTAGTCGGAACACAGACCTCTGACGAGCGTTTGAAAGACATCTCAGGCCCAGTCACTTATGGCTTGAATGAAGTCTTGGCTATTGAGCCTATCGCCTTCACGATGAAGGATGACCCCAACATTGCGAAGATTGGCTTCTCTGCTCAACAGGTTCAGCCGATTGTTCCTGAAGCGGTCTACGATACCAAAGAGTGCATTGATGGCTACACAGAGAACGAGGAAACGAAAGAGCAGATTCCTAACTCTGACCGCACCAAACTAGCGATGGAGTACACGCAACTTATTCCTGTGCTGGTCAATGCGGTGAAGGAACTCAAAGCAGAACTTGATGCGGTGAAAGAAACCAACACAGCACTTGAGGCCCGTCTTGCGGCTTTGGAGGCACAATGAACATCAACCTTGAACTCACAATTGACGAAGTGAACGGCATTATTCATGCCCTTGGCGAACTGCCCACAAAGACCAATGCGATGTTTCTGATTCAGAAGATTAAGGCGCAGGCTGAACCACAGGCTGTTGCCCAGGTGCCCCAGGAAGACACAAAGGAATAACACATGTCAAAAATATCACTAGCCCCTAACGCCGCAGGCACGGCAATTTTCACAATCGAATCGCCTGGAACTTCGACTAACCGCACACTGACACTGCCTGACGACACAGGCACGATTGTTACCAACAGCGGGAATCAAGCGGGGTCATTCACCACACTAAACACAAGTGGCGCAGTCGTCTTCAACGATGCGGGGGCCGATGTCGATTTCCGTGTTGAGGGCGATACAGAGGCAAATCTGCTTTTTGTAGATGCGAGTACGAACAGGGTGGGGATTGGTACTGATACTCCCGCCGCTAAATTTAGTGTTGTCGGTCAATCAAGATTTTATGGTAACGGCGGTGTATCTGCTTTTTGGGGAGATACTTCTGCGCTTGGTGGTTTGACTTATTCTGGAACTGATCCAATTATTCAATCCGTCAGCACTAATTTATTGTTTAACATTGGTGCAACTGAATATATGCGCCTAACCTCCTCAGGTAATGTGGGGATTGGTACGAGTTCGCCTACAAGTCAAGTCACACTCAAGAAAACAAATGCGGGCGGTGTTGGTGCGGAACTGCGGCTTATCAATTCCTCTACGACTGTTGAAACTTCTAATCAAATTGTATTTACAAGCACAACTTCAGACTCGGGAAATAGTGCGGTAATTAAGGCCGCAAGAACTGCCGCTGGTACTGATTTTAGATTCTCATCTGATGGAACCGAGCGTATGCGTATCGACTCCAGCGGTAACTTGCTGGCGGCTGGTAAAACATCCTCATCAACTGCAACTGTTGGATTTGAAGCTAGAGCAAACGGTGTTTTGTCAAATACGGTAAACAGCATTACAGGCGTTTTTATAAATCGACTTGGAAATGACGGATCGCTGATTGATTTTCAACAAGACAATAACGCAGAAGGCTCCATTTCCGTATCTGGAGGAACTGTTTCTTACAATCCATTTCTAGGTTCACACTCTGGCGCATTAGCAGATTGGTCACGACCAGAAATCAAAGTCGGTACGGTAATGGATACAATTAACGAACTGCTGGAATACAAAGTGGTCGTGATTGATGTTCAGCAGGATGTACCCGCAAAAGATGCCGTGTTAGATGAAGAAGGTAACGAGGTTGAACCCGCACAAGAAGCAACCACGCAAACGGTTCAAAAGCGCATTTCTTACAACGGCAATGGCGCAGTCGGTTCTACCGCAACCGTAGAGTATGAAGGCCGAGAATACACAGGCGTAATTGAACATGAACGCAAAGTACCTTTTGCTTTCAATAAGCACCTCAAAGTTAAGATCAACGATACTGCCGCCTCTAAAACAGTCTTTGGTGTATTCGTTGGTTGGAACAATGACTCAAACAATGACGGTGGTGTTTACAACGATATGCTTGTGGGTGCGGTTGGTAACTATGTCATCCGTATGGCGGCAGGGCAAACACCCGAGGCTGGCGACTTAGTAGAGGCCGATGGCAATGGTTGTGCGGTTGTGCAAGAT